ACACCACCTACAAGGCGTGGACTGAGTTTGCAATGAGCACTGGCGCGGCCGTGATCGGTCTGTCGGCCACGCCCTTCACTGTGGGGCTGGGCAAGATATTCTCGAACCTGATCAACGCCACCACGATGTACGACCTGACGCAGAACGGCGTGCTGGTGCCCATGCGCATCTTCTCGTGCTCCAAGCCCGACATGACTGGTGCTGAGACCTCTGGCGGCGAGTGGACGGACAAGGCTGCTGAGGAGCGCGAACTCAAGATCGTGGGTGACGTGGTGGCCGACTGGCAGCGTTTTGGTGACAACCGCAAGACGATTGTGTTTGGTGCCACCATCAAGCACTGCGAAGAGTTGTGCCGCCAATTCATCAACGCTGGCGTCATGGCGGCTGTGTTCACGTCGGACACCACCAAGAAGGAGCGCGAAGACCTCTTGAAGGAGTACAGGAAGCCCAACAGCCACCTGAAGGTCTTGATCAGTGTCGAGGCCTTGGCCAAGGGTTTTGACGTGCCTGACGTGGGCTGTATCTGCGATGCGCGCCCTTTGCGCAAGTCACTGTCCACTGCCATCCAGATGTGGGGCCGGGGCCTGCGGTCGTCGCTCGAGACCGGAAAGCAGGACTGCCACCTGCTGGACTTCAGCGGCAACATCATTCGCTTCTTCGAGGACTTCAACGACATCTACTTCAACGGGCTGGATTCGCTTGACTCTGGCGACAAGCTGGACAAGAAGATTCGCACGCAAGAGGAATTCGAGCCCAAGGGGTGCCCACGCTGCGGCTACACGCCGTTTCACAAGCGGTGCATGGCCTGTGGCTTTGAGAAGGTGTCGTCGCAAGTGAGCGAGGCCCTGCCGGGTCACATGAAGGAAATCTTCATCGGTGAGGGCAAGAACAAGAAGAAGCTGGCCGACAACGCCGAGCACTTGTGGCATCAAGTGGTGGCGTATGCCAAGCACCATAGTGCGCCCGAGAAGCAGTCAGCGCGTGCATGGCACCTGTTCAAGCAGATCACTGGCCAAGAGACACAATGGGCATTCTCGAAAGCGCCTGCGGTCGAGATCACCAAGAACGTGTACAACAAGATTCAACAGATGAACATCGCCTACAAAAAGGGCATGGCCAGCGGCTGGAAGAGTGCAGGAGGGCACAAAGCATGACTTTCATTGACTTCGCACGGGCACACGGCGTGTCCATTGACCCCAACCGCCTGTATGCCTCCGACAAGATCAAGCGCTGCGGCACTGTCGAGCGCCCGAACTCTGGCAACGGTGCTTATTTCTGGGATGGCCAGCGCGGATGGGTCATGGACTGGTCAGGAGAGGCCAGAGTGGTCTGGTACGAAGACCCGCATGCCAAGCCTTGGACAGACGAAGAAAAGCGCGCATGGGCCGCAAAAAGGGCCTCAGCGGCCACTGAGCAGGAGAAGAAGTACCAGAACGCCGCCTTCCAAGCCGACGTGACCCTGCGCAGCGCCAAGTACGACCACCACCCCTACCTCGAGATCAAGGGCTTCAAGGAGACCCGTGGGCTGGTGCTGGACGACAAGCTGCTGATCCCGATGCGCAACGTCTCCAACAACAAATTGCAGGGCTACCAGTCGATCCGCTGGGACATGCAAGAGCGCAAGTACGAGAAGAAGATGCTGCACGGCATGCGCGCCAAGAATGCGGTGCTGTACCTTGGGGCGCGTGATGCTGAGGAGTGCTGGCTTGTGGAGGGCTTTGCCACCGGGCTGTCTGTGCGGCACGCCCTGCGCAGTGTGGGCATCCCGGCATCGGTGGTGATTTGCTTCAGCGCCAGCAACATGGTTCAAGTGGCCGACCAAATCAAGGGCAAGCGGTTCATCTTTGCAGACAACGACGAGAGCAAGACGGGCGAGAAGTCAGCAATTGCGACAGGCCTGCCGTGGACGATGGCCGACCAAGTTGGCTACGACGCAAACGACCTGCATTTGAAGGACAGCTTGTTTGCTGTGGTGGGCAAAATGATGGAGGTTCGACAGAGGGAAATGGTATACTTCTGACCTTCGAAAAGTCGTGCTGATGGACTGAAAACACCAGCGCCAACACACATGAGCATTGTCCTCTGGGGTTTCCCGGAGGCCCGGAACAGTGTTCAGTTGTGTTGGTGTGGTTTAGAAGTTTGTAAAACGACTGCGAATTGACGCAGCAGACGCTGGACTCACAATCAGCCACCAACACTTGACAAAGGTTTCCCGGTTTACCTTAAAATCGGGGCACTGCTGGAATTGGAAAGCCAGCATGAAGAATCGCTAAGTCAGACTCCGGCCCCGTAAGGGGTTGTTGGTGCCCACAAGGTGCCAGCCTTTCCAAACGGGGTCTGTCTTAGCGATTTTTTTTGGCCCAGCCACTTCCCGTACTCCGCACGAAAGTAGGGGCCGCAAGTGGGGCCGCTCGGAAGGAAACCGCGACACGGTATGCAACCGTGGACTTGATGATGGTGAAAGCAAGGTACTTAGGCACGGTGAGAGGGCTTGCCCGTTAGGCTGTACCAGCGCCCGGAGCCGCTTAGGGCCACCATCATCAAGTCCATGGGCTAGGGGGCAGTTCCCGAATAATCCGTGCGGCTGGTCGAATCATCAAGCCGAGGGGTAGACGGTACTCAATCCGTCACATGATGATCCTGTTCAACAGGGGTGAAGCACCTTCCCTCTCTACCTCACGTCTGGGGTAGGGGGGTCTTTGGGTGAAAGGATTGATTGGGGTCAATGAGGGGGCAAATTCCGGCCTCGCTCGAATCAAACTTCATGTTAGACTGGCGCAATTTAACGGAGAGAGAAAATGGATCAACTCGAAGAGATGCATTACTTTGCAACGCCTGTCTACGTGGTGCATAAGCCTGAATTCATTGACGCTGTGCGCACGGTGTCCAGCCGCTACGAAGAGGTCTCTCGTGAGCGCAAAAAGAACCCTGACTACGTCAACCTGATGACTGCCAGCTACGCGCATGAGCAGGAGTTGCAAGACTTCTCTCAGTACGTCTCGCAGACTGCTTGGAACATCCTTGCGTCGCAGGGCTACAACATGGATCAGTTGGTGACCTACTTCACCGAGATGTGGACGCAAGAGCACAACCACCTGTCCTCCATGGAGACCCATGTCCACGGGGCTGGATGCCAGATCAGCGCGTTCTATTTCATCGACGTGCCCGAAAACGCCTGCAAGCTGGTGGTGCATGATCCCCGGCCCGGCAAAGTGATCATTAACCTGCCCGAGAAGGACGCCAGCCAGATCACCTTGGGGTCGCACCAGATCGTGTTCACACCCAAGCCCGGCGCGCTGATTTTGCTCAATGCATGGGTGCCCCACTCCTTCACCAAAAACATGGGCAATGAGTCCATGCGATTCGTTCACATGAACCTGTCGGTGGCTGTCGGTGATGAGCCCAAAGAGGACAACTCTGTGGAGGTGATATGAAGTTCCGCATCCGATTCAACAAGTCTGCTGGCCAAGAGGGGCGCGGCACCAAGGATCACGTGTGGCGCGTGTTCGCAGGCAAGAAGGAATATCTGGCCAAGAACGTCATCCTGATCGTGCCCAGCCGCAGCGAAAAAGACTGCTGTAGCAACGACTGGAACATGGTGTGCGAAGGCGAGATGCACATCGACCGGGAAACCTCGACAATAAAAATCTTGCCATAGCAATCTAATTCCGTGTTAGACTCTCCTTACCACGACGTTGTGGGATAACAAGGAGATTCAATGACCACGTACACACACTGGCACGTCCTGATGGCCAGCCCGACTGAGCCCATCCCAGTCAAAAAGCGCCGTTACTACATTGCCCTCATGCGTGTGGCACTGGAGAACTGCAAGACCAAGATCACCGAAAAGGATCGCACGGTCTTGTCCAGCGCCGTTGACCTGCTCAACACCCTGTGCGACATGAAGCTGATCGAGGACAACGAGAAGGCCTTGGAAGACGCCATGGTTGCCTTGATGCAGGACAACCTCAACGACATCGAGGTGCGCATGTTTGAGGGCGTCCTCGAGGACTACGAGATGGTCATGGAGAACCTGCCCGAGCGCACCATGATCGCCGCCCACCGCGCAACCGAGAAGCGCATTGGAAAAAGGAAGGTGGCAGCATGAAAGCAACAAACAAACTGCGCTTTGTTGAGCGAAGCCAGCCGGATTATCCCGGCTCCAATACGGGCCGAATTGTTCGCATCCTTCAGCAGTGGTGGGAGGACAGCTATGTGACGCTTTCGGTTCATGTCACAGACAAGGATGGCAATGTGCTGCCGTCACCCAGCCGTGGCGAATGGCGCGATGTGCCAGTGGAGGTGGAGTCATGACCGAAGAGCAACTCGACAAGGCCATCGCCACACACGAGCGCAGGCGCAAGGTCTTCATGGAAGAAGGCCTGTGCGAGAAGGAGGCGTTCGACCTAGCAGAGCGCATGTGGAACCGCGACGCTGACCCCTTTGATGATCGACGTGTGTGCTTTGAATGCCGCCACCACGTTGCAAGGCTTTGCACCAAGATCACGGATCGCTACGGCAAGCCCACCACGCAAGTCAGATTCGTTTTGCAACGCTGTGACCACTTTGATTTGAAAGGCAAAAAATGATCAAGACTCCACGACAAAAAACATTCTGGGCGATATTCCTTCTGCCCTTTGTGTTCTCAGCGGCCATCCAGTTCTTGCCAGTATGGCTGTCCGTGCCCATCGCATTCCTGTGCGGTTCATTCTGGATCGGTGCCGTCTGTGTGCTGGCCAAACTTCCACCGAAAGAAAAAAATGAGAACACTAGGTATTGATCCGGGCGCAACAGGCGCATTGGTGCTGATCGAGGACGGCCAGCCCATCGAATGGACTGCCATGCCCACCACCAAGATTGGCACGGCCACTCGCGTGAATGCAGCAGCCCTGACCGACTTCATTGCATCGTGCTGCTGTGACCACGTCTACGTTGAGCAGGTGCATGCCATGCCGGGCCAAGGCGTGACATCGATGTTCAACTTTGGCCACTCATGCGGCACGGTGATGGGTGTGGTGGGTGCCTTAGGTCTCCCCTTCACCATGGTCACCCCGCAGGCTTGGAAGAAGTCTATGGGCCTGATCGGCACCGACAAGGACGCCGCACGAGCACGCGCCATCCAACTGTGGCCAAAGTGGCGTGACCTCGACAAGAAGGGCAAGGGCCAAGCACTGGCAGACGCCGCGCTGATTGCGAGGTATGGCCATGGCAATTGAACTTGCAGACGACACGCCGTTCTTTGACGTGAGGGGCACCACCATCACGCATCGCAACCCCAAGACGATCACCGACGGCATCATGGTGTGCCAAGAGGCGTTCATCGAGATCGACACCAGCAAGATGAGCCAGACGTTCATCCATCTGCTCATGCATCACATGGGCGAGGGGCACATCAAGGTGCATATCGCAGAGAAGAAGGAGACACCATGAACCAGAAGGACATCAACGACGCCGTGGACTACCTGTACACCCACGGCCGCAAGTACGCCGAGGCCAAGGCCCACCGGGTCTACCTCGAGGAGTACCGCAAAAGCCAGAAGGCCATGCTCATGAAGAAGGCCTTGTCCGATGGGCGCGCTAAATCGGCCGTGGTGGCCGAGATCGAGGCCTACGCAGACTCAGCCTACATCGAGGTGCTGAAGGGCTTAGAAGCGGCCACAGAGGCCGAGGAGACCCTGCGCTGGGGGTTGGTGTCAGCACAGGCCAGAATCGACGTGTGGCGCTCTCAGGAGGCCAGCAACAGGGCATTCGACAAGGCGGTCACATGAAGATCAGAAAACATCGAAAGCGCATGCAGGCCAAGGTGCGCCATGGCAATTCATTTAGTTGGGCGCTCGAAAAAATGATGAAAAGAATCTGCGCCTCTTTCGTAAGTTTCGACCAAGCCTTTAAAGATGCATACGCAAAGGCAAGAAATGAACGGCAGCTACAACAAGAATGAGCGCGCATGGGTGCAACTCGTGAAGGAGCAGCCCTGCTCTGTCTGCGAGGCACCCGGCCCCTCTGACGCCCACCACATCAAGCAGGGCCTGCACTACACCTGTGTGGCCCTGTGCAAGTCCTGCCATCAGGGCAGCAAGATGGGCTGGCACGGCGAGAAGGCTGCATGGCGCATCGCCAAGATGGAAGAGATCGACGCCCTCAACGTCACTCTGGCCAACATATACGCTAATCAGATTAGTAGGTAGTTGGTTTCCAAAACCATACTAGGGAAACCACTTAGAAAAATAATTGCAAAAAGTCTTTTCAACAGACTCTAACTTCGTGTTAGAATTCTTTCACCGCAACGTTAGCGGGTTTAACCAAAGGAAATGAAATGACTGCAATCACCACCACCCCAGCTTCTGCCGACGAACTGGGCACCCTCTTGGCTCAGATCGCCACACTGACCAAGCAGGCAGACGCAATCAAAGACGCCATGAAAGACGCCGCCAGCAAGAGCGACACCAAGGTCTTCGAAGGCGCACTCTTCAAGGCCACCTACTGCGAAGCCAACCGCACCGTGGTTGACTACAAAAAGATGATCGCCGACATCGGCGTGTCCGAGAGCATCATTGCTCAGTACACCACCACCACCGCTGTGTTCAGCATCAAGACCACCGCACGTTAATTCAACCGGGGGCTCCGGCCCCCATAGGAGAACCACCATGAAACCCATGACACAGCGTGAAAAAGAATTGACCAGCAAGAACATCTTGGCCGCATGCCGGGACATCAACAAGCTGAACAAGCGTGGCTACGACTTCTTGAACCGTTGCAATGGCTTCATTGCTCATTACGACATCAACGGTTTCAAGCACTACTACGCCGGGCGCAACTTGCAGCAGGACATCGAGCGCAACGCCAAGGCAAACCAGTGGCACAACTTCCGCAAAGGCGAGGAGCACGCCGACTTCTATCACGCCAAGCGTGACTGCTACAACATGATCCTTGGTGGCTTCGTGGCGCGCCAAGCATTGGACGAGAAATTCGACAACCCCGTGCAGTTTTTGCGGGATCACTTCACCATCATCCGCATCAGCTAAGGAGCACACCATGAAGATCAAACTCACAGCGCACGTCCATCACGTCCAATACCCTTGGGAAGACCAAGGCATGTACCAACTCTGGTTTGCCAAGCTGGACGACGACGACACGCGCACCTACGTCGGTGAGCAGGAAGTCGAAGTTGAAGTGCCCGACAACTACGACCCACGCGCCAAACAAATCGCCGCGCTGGAAAAGCAAAAGCAAAAGGTCATGGCCGATTACCAAAAGATGGTCAATGACATCAACGAGAAGATCAGCAAACTGCAAGCCATCGAGTACACACCCTAAGGAGAGCACCATGAACAATCACATCTGGACACCCGCAGGCACCGACATCACCATCCGCTGGCGCAAGGCTGGCTGGGTGCCGCCCAGTGAACAACCGGAGTACCAAGCCAAGTGGAAGTTCTGGCAAGAGTTGCCCATGCGCAAGCTGAACGAAAATGAAAAGGCTGTGTACGAAGACACATTGCGTCGTAACAAAGTAGCGAGGATCAAGTGACCCCGTTGATCAGTAAGGCGGTCAAGTTTGCGCCTGAGCCTGAGACTGCTTTGTGGTTTGACGTTGGACAAATGGAAACCGTCCAAGCCATGAAGGTGCCAGCCGATTTTCTGATGCACTTGCCTTCAAAGCGCACGGGTATTGCTGGACTTGACACTGGCGGCAAGGACTTTGCAATTTGGCTATCACAGGGCGATGGATCGGTTACCGTTGGCGGCTGCTCGATGTGGCATGGTGGCAAGTATTTCCCGCCCTATGCATACATCGCAACCGAGGACGGGTTCAAGGTTTATCGCAAGGGCGCAGAAATCACGCTGGAGGATGTTAAGCCCGTGCATCGCATGGTGCTTGCCGTGTTGACCAAGTTGGCCGCAAAGTCAGAGGGATACAGGGCAACACCCCAACGCACGTTCATCAATCAAAAACGTCAATCCAAAGGCAAACCAGCGTTGACATTTGACTGGCACACCGTGGTAATCGAACCGCCAAAAGAAAAGAACGATCCACAAGGGGGAACACATGCAAGCCCACGCCGCCATCAAGTTCGAGGACACTGGCGCACATATAAGTCCGGCAAGCGTGGGTGGGTGAATGAGTGCTGGAAAGGTGACGCAAGCAAAGGCGTCGTGTTCAAAGATTACAAACTGAAAGAAAACAATGACTGAGAAAAAAGAACTGAGCCAATTGGCCCGTCAACTGCTGGGCAACTCCAATGCCGTGGAGTTCTACACCCAGCAGGAATTCGACGCAGCCCTTGCCGTCGCCAAGGCCGAGATCATGACTGTGGCCATCCAGACCAGCAAGCAAGTCATCATGATCGAGCGGCAGGCCTGCGCAGACCTCGTCAGAGACCTCGCAGGCGAGGAGGATGAGGGTGAGGTAGCCACCGCCCTCAAAAACGCCGCTGAGGCCATCCTGAACCGCATACCAAGCCAAAGGCAATGACATGAACGACAGACTCATCGAGGTGATACAGAAGATCACCGACTCCATGGAGATTCGCACCAACGAGACCATGAAGGACGTGATCGATCAGTACGGCCCCGAGGTGGCCATCAACGTGCTGATCAACGTGTCCACCAGCATGCTGGCCAAGGGCCTGATCATGACTGACCCGGACAGCAGGGATCACCTTGCAGGCGTGGCCGTCAGGATCACCCAGATGAAGGTGGAAGAGGGGCATGCAGCCGTCGAGACCCTGATGGCCATCGGCAAGGCCATGATCAGCAGGGGAGGTGCTCAGACGTGCCAGCCCATGCCCCCCAAAAAGCATTAGGGTTTGTCCTAATCAAAATAGTTGTTGACGACAGAATCTAACTTCATGTTAGAATCCTAACCACTGCAACACAGCAGGTTTATTTAGGAGATTTAAATGCGCGTTACCCACCTCAACAAAGGCCCAGCAGGCATGGCATCAATGACAGCATGCGGTCGCAACATTTTGCGCACACCCATTTCAGTCAACTGGAATGAATTCAAGGATGAGCCCACCCAATACCGTTGCGTCAAGTGTGCGGCTAGCAAACAATTTGAAGTTAACGCTCGTATGGATGAGCGCAAATCATTGTCCATAGCTTAAAAAGAAAGGGGCTTCGGCCCCACAATCTAATTCTGTGTTAGAATCTCATTACTGCAACATCGCAGGTTTATAAAAGAAAGCACCATGATCACAGTAGACAAGTTCAATGTTCGTATCGTCAACAAGGGCGACAAGTATGGCCGTGACTTCTGCCTCACACACGAGGGCGACAAGCCTTTGGTGGAGTTCTACGACGCCCGTTACCCACACACGGAGTTCGGCCAGTTCGTGAGCCGCTACTACGTGGAGACCATCCTTGGCGACGATGGTTACGGCCCGAAGAACAGCGGCTTGAACTTGGACGGTGGCGTCCCTGAGTGGACGGTGTCCAAAGAGGACATGGACACAGTGCGTGGCTGGCTCAAAACAATCTAAGGGGAGCAACATGGAAGACTTCAAAGCAATGACTAAGATGGTCATCGAGACCACCGCCAAGGCCCATGGCCTGCTGGCCTACTGCGACTACATCGCCCACATCATTTCGGCCAAGCTGAAGACCCATGACAGCGAGAGCCTGCTGTCCATGGTGACCAGCCCCAAGTACGACGTGACGCCTGATGGCAAGTTCGCCAGCACCAAGAAGACCATCATGGTTCAAGACCGCAACGGCAAGCAGTACCGCATCACAGTGGAGGAAGCATGAACTACGGCCAAATGCACGAGGTCTTCCAGAACAAGGTGAAGGCATACGACGCAGCCATGTGCGAGTTTGCCCTACGCGACTGCCACGAGGCGCTGGCCCTCAACAAGGACATGGCCACCGACAACCCCTACTACATCAAGCTGTGGGCAGAGATCGACGCCATCCGTGAGCGCCAACTCAAACTCAGCAGGATGCCAGCATGACCAAAGACGAAGCATTGAACTTGGCGCTGGAGGCGTTATCAAGTATTGATATTTACTTGAGTGACACGCTTTCAGGCCGTGTGAATCCAGAGCCAGCGACATATAAGCAATGGCTAATTGACGGCATTATTGAGGCACGTAACCGATCCCGCGCACCCATCACCGCCATCAAGCAAGCCCGTTCAGCACCTGTGCAGGAGCGGGTGAAGTTGTGGCTGTGGAAAAACTTTGTTGACGGCAAGCCTGAATACTGGGCTTTCGACAATCCGTTTCCTTGCGTGTCGGTAGGAGGCGACCCATTAACTCTTGGGGAGCCATGCGGATGGGCGCTTCTCAAGCATTCAGTCAACGGTCGGCCAGATCGCTCAGAGCAAGAAGTAATCAATACGGTGACACGCCTCGCCACCCCAATTGCAGCACAGCTAGCCGATGAGCCTGTTGGTGAAGTGGTTCAAATTGACCCCGCCGATGATGAGGACGGCCCTCATGCGTGGGTTGCGCTTTATAACGATGTAGAGCTTGGCACTAAGCTATACACCACCCCACCCGCAGCCCCTGTGCAGGAGCCTGTGGCGTGTGGTTACGACGAAACAACAGGCAACTGCACAAACAATCCTTGCTGCTACACCACCCCACCCGCAGCACAGCCAGCACCTGTGCAGGAGCCGGTGGCGTGGTGCGTACTGGAGCCTTGGCTGTCTGGAAAATTTGAAGCGCAAGACTGTTTTTCAGATGTGGCATTGGATGCAAATGTCGGATGGGTTCCACTCTACACCACCCCACCCGCAGCACAGCGGCAATGGGTTGGATTGGGTCAAGACGACATAGACAAACTTAAGCACATGATCGACTGGACAGCAACTTGGTCGTATGGCAAGTTTGCCTGCGAGATTGAACGAATTTTGAAGGAGAAGAACGCATGACCTGTAAACACCGCTGGGAACCAAGTGACTTCGCCGCAAGATGGCGCACACGGGGTCACTATTTATTCGAGTGCAAACGCTGCGGCGCAAGCATCTTCGCAACACTGAAGGAGAAGCAGGCATGAACAGCCAAGAGATCGACGAGATGATGCGCCGCCTGCCCAGCCAGCAGCCCGAGGAGACCATCGGGCAGAAGTGGCTGATCGGCTCCATGTTCATCATGTTCCTAATCCTGTGCATCTATGCACCCGACATCCGTTACCAACCAACCGAGGAGATAAACCATGGCAACTGCCAAAAAATCAGCAGCTAAGAAGGCCCCAGCGAAGAAAGTGGTGGCCAAGGCTGCACCAGCCAAGAAAACGGCCCCAAAGCGCGTTCTGGCCAGCCAGCGCACCATCGCCAGCGCAAAGAGGGATGAGATGTTCGCCATGCCCCAAGAGGTCAAGGAATGGATCGACCGGGCATCCAGCACCATGAAGCACCAAGCCAATCAGATCGCGTCCATGAAGGAAGAGATCGCACAACTGAAGGCGTACAAGAAGTTCGCCGCCAACAAAATACAGGGGATGAGTTATGAGTGACGACTACAAAATCCAGAGCGCATACGAGGGCGGCGAGTGCCACATCAAGCACGCGACCGGACAACTGAAGGTCATGGAGACACCCAAGCCCAACCACAACATCACCTTCACCAATGCCGAAGGGCACCAAGTGGGTACGCTGGACTTCAATGGCCCCGGACTGGAATTTGAGGGTGTGGCCAACGAAAGCGCCATCGTGTTCATGGACTGGATCAGCCAAGTCTTTCAGCAGCGCCTGAAGGACGAATACGACCGTGGGTTCGCCGCCGGGAAGGCCGCGAAGTGACAACCGAGCCCGAAGACATTCTGGACAAAGCCTACACCGATGCATTGCTGTACGGTGTGGGTCTCGTCAAGATCGTCAACACTAAGGACGGCACAAAGATCAGCCACGTGCCCCGCGACGAGTTCTTGCAGATGTCGCAACACCTCAAGCACGTGGTCGAAAACACTCTGGACTTCACAGACGTGCAGCCCAAGAGGTAAACTTCCAGTTATGCGCTGAAACGATTGCGCGACAAAGGACTGGAATATGACCGACAAGAAGACGAGACCCGCAACAAGGGAAGAGAAGATCACATCACCCGGTGTGTACGAGAAGCGCGCACAGGATGAGAACCTCCCCGCCGCGCCAAAGAACAAGGGTGGCAGACCAACCAAGTACTGCCCCGAACTCGTAGAGGAGATATGCAGGAGGCTGTCACTAGGGGAAGGACTGGCATCAATCTGTAAGGATGAGGGGATGCCAGCACAGAGCCAGATATACGTCTGGTTGAACCGCCACCCCGAGTTTCAGGAGGCATACGTGCGTGCGCGTGAGGAGCAGGCCGAGACCCACGCCGACCAGATCGTGGCCATTG